CCACAAAGAGAAGAACATGTCTAAACCCTCCCTCCTTACGCTCTTGGTTGAAAAAGAAGAGCTCCTCAACAACGTCGCCGAAAGCTCCGACGGTGAAATCACCGAGGAACTCAAAAGTATTATCAACCAACTCGACGAGAGCATTGAGCAGAAGATTGACCGCATCGCTCGCTTTATTGAGAAGCTTGATCTTGAAATCAACTACCTCAAACTTAAAGCCGAGCAATATTCCAAAAAGGCCAAAGCTCTCTCGAACCTCGACAAGAAAATGAGAGAATACTTTATCTCCGTCGTCTACACCCACGGCCGCCCCCTCTGTGGTGCGGAGTTCGAACTCACACTTCAACGAAATCCTAAGAGCCTCAACGTTTCCCTCTCTGAAACTCAGATGGAAGAAATGTTCAAAGCCGGGGACAAATATATTAAAGCTAAGACGACTTACGCCGTTGATAAAAAAGGAGTCATCGATGAACTACACACCACGCCCCTCACCCTCTACGGGTCCATTGAACAAACCCACCGCCTCAAGATACGCCCCGCCCGCCAACACCTCGCGTACGACCCCACCTCCTTCGACCGTGAGAGCGACGTTCAAAACACCGAAAGGGACGGAACTCCCCCTTCTGAATCTCAGGGGTAAAGAATACCTACAGGTTCCACACCGCATTGTGTGGTTTCGAGAGGAGCACCCCGACTGGTCTATCCTCACCGAGATTATTGACCGCACCGAGACGTTTGCGATTATTCGCGCCACGATTAAGAACGAAAAGGGCGACCTGATTGCCACCGCCATAAAGCAAGAATCCAAAGCCGACTTCGGCGACTTCCTTGAGAAGGCCGAAACCTCTTCAATCGGACGAGCCCTCGCCCTCTGCGGCTACGGCACCGCTTTTGCTGCGGATGATTTGCACGAGGGAGTTCGTCTTGCCGACTCTCCTCTCCCAGGGGTACAAGGGTGATAACGCTGTTCACGTCCACACAAGTGAACCAAAATCCCCCCAAGGTTGAACTCCGCAGATCCTTAGGGGGATCTTTTTAAATGGGCATGGTCGTCACACTTCTCATCATTCTCATAGCAGCCCTGATTGTGATCATGATCTCTCAACAAGAGTTCTACCGAGAGAGTAAAAAAGAATACGCCCGGCTCAAAGAAGACCGCGACTGGTACCGCCAACGATTTGAAGAGCTTAAGGCCCAGCAATACAAGACCGAGCTTGAAACCCTTAGATTTATGAGCCTTCACAACTTTGATGATTAGGCCTAATTCTTGCAACAAACCTTGTTTATGAAGAACTTATTCATCTTGGCTCTTTGTCTTAAAGCTATACAAGCTACAAGCACTTGGACTCATAACAAGCTCCTTAAGTGGGACGTCGTTCGGTATGTGGAATCAGACTACGATCCCAAAACAGGAGAAGAGCGAATCTGGCACGTCTACGATAAGGGTGAAAAACCCGAGTGGTCGAAAGATAAAAGACTATGACGCTTTGCGGTCGTTGATCCGCTCACAAAAAGAACTCACACTAATGGTGAGTGACCAAAGTCATTAAGTTCGAAAACTGGATCAACTACTCCGACGAAACGTCCCTCAGAGAACTTAGGCGCATGGTCGGGCTCCCCGAACTTACCGTTCGTGAGGTTGAGTGCAAACGCTGTAAAGCAAAAATGTTTAGTGACTACTCAGGAAATAGACGGGTGGAGTTCTTCTGCCACTACTGTCGATCACACTTAGCACGACAAAACGAAGGGCTGATCTAACGCTCCCAGCGACCGATCATGTCTCTTCCAGTTACTCGGCTGAGTGGCTTGCCATCAACGAATAAGGTCGTTCGTAGTTCATCAGGATGCCAATCAATCGGATAAAGACCAGGATGTGATCTCTCGCCATTGAGCAGAGGATCAAGCTCGGCCATCAGTTGGTCGATCACGAGACTATCGCCCTCTTGAATCAGCCACCACTGAAGAGCATCCACATCGGTCAAAGCACAGTGAAACACATGCTCCTTGTAGGTGTTCCAATCAATGTTCCACTCTTGAGCAATCTTCCATCCACAAAACTCGGGATGAACCGGCGTCTTCTCTGCCGAGTTCTTAATGGCTCGCAGTTGATTTACACTCTGAAGGAATCGGTGCCACTGCGTATTGCCCCACGGTCGCATGACCTCAGGGACAAGCCACTCGTTTTGAGCCATCTGACCAGACGACATGTAATTCAAATCACTGCACTGACCAGGCCACGGATTGCCACGATAAGAGAAATTCATCGGCCAACCGTTCACATCCCAGCACGCATGCTCGGGATAGATTGCATAGTGCGAATAATCGATAACCTTCATCTTCGGCCACACCGATTGAATCACATCGTAAACAGCCTCTTTAAGAATCGCGGCTGTTTGATAATTCAATTCAGCATTAAAGCGTGAAAGCTGATTCCTATTTTCTTGTGAGGCAAAGAAGTTTCTAACTCCCTCAAGAGAGCTAAACCCAAGTCTCTCCGCAAAAGCGGGCCATCTCGGGTCTTGTTCAAGAGCAATCATTTGCTCCGCACTCATCGCCCAGGAGGTCAGGCTCCACTCGTGCTGAGTGGTTAAGTAATCAAGCTCAAGTCCGTGTGACTTAAGAGACTTGTAGAGATAGAGAAGCTTTTCTTTGGTGTGTGCTATGCCATTCTCACACCAGATTCCTGGAAAGTTTGTCAGAGAGCCGTCGGGATTTTTAATATGATCCAGCGGATGACGGTTGATGGTATCAAACGGATTGATGTGGTTGCTTGAAATTAAATGCCAATCCATCAGGGTTCTTTCCCCCTTAGGATCAGACATCACAGAGTCAGCAAGCGCTTTTAAATACTCTTGGTGGTTATCCTTGTAAGGAAAAACGGGTCCTACCGTATACACATCATCTCTGAGACCGTGAATATCGAGCCACCGCATCTGAGTCATTCTTGGAACAACTTCAAAGCGTGTGGGCCAATAAAAGCAGGGAAGCCGTCGGCTCGGCTTCTTCGCTAACCAACAAAAGAAATTCTTCATGCCGAGAGGATCTCTTTGGCCTTTACGATCACAGCGCTAGCTTCAGAGATTTTATTCTCAAGCACGGCGACCTTATCGGAAGCATCAAGAGAATCGATCTTCGCAATCAGACCTTCATAGAAGACCTCAATCTGCTTCTTCACATCCTCATGCATTTGGTCTTTTTCAATCTTCAACTGTTCAATCAATTCTACTTTGCTCATTTTTTCCTCGATTCTAATCGTCGAATGTAATTCATCACGGCCTCTAAATCCCTGGGCGAAAGACAGACGTACTTATCAATTTGTGAAATGGTTTTGGTCTCTACCTCGTTTGAATCAGGTGGCGCGCAATAAGCCACAGTAGCATCGCCATCAATAAGACAAGGTGTCGTGGGCGGGATCTTAGTCCCACAACCACTAAGAGTTAATGCCGTCAGAAATACGGCGGATAGCAGCTTTCTTTTCATCAGCACTCTGCGCTTTCTCTAATTGGTCGATAGCGACCTTGAACTCGTTGATTCGTTGCTCGGCACGCATCACTTGAATGCCTTGAGCAATCTCTCGAATCGCATCAATAAGTTTGGGGATCGCTGCTAGGCCACCAAGAGCTAACTTGATCATTTCTAACATGCGACCCCCCTATCGATCGGTTGATTAAGCTTGAAGCACTGCAATTGCGGACGACACTTTCGCAGAGAGAGCATCGACCTGGACTTGAATGCCGGAAACTTGAGCCTGGAGGTCAGAAATCTGAACATCCTTGGCAGCGACTTGAGCCTGAAGATCTGCCACTTGAGCTTGCAGCTGAGCAATCAATTCGCCTTCACCTTGTTCCACCATGGCTTCTACCTCTGATTTCAAAACATCAATTTTCGCTAAAACTTCGACTTTGCTAATTCCCATTTGAATTCCCCTTATAATTTTCAATTTACCAAAGGACGACTTTGTCCTTGGTGACGGATCGCAGAACCATAGACACGATACCAACACCCGTAAGGATGAGCTCGTTATTTGATGACACCCAAGCATGAACCGACGGCATCGACGACGACAGTAACCCTGTAATCGCGACAATAAGCCCCATCCACATTGATTTTGATAAGTACGATTTTTTCTCTTCCATGATCTGTTTCCCTTCCTTGTTATTCTGACGACATTTTTAAATGAATCAAACGGGTAATTTCTCCCAATCGATTTCTGTCTTGAGCCACTTGTCGTAAGTCGCCTCAATCTTGTTGCAATACTTTTGAACAGCATCGCTGGTCTGAACCGCACGCACGTTCCCTCCGTTATAGGCTGACGCTAAGAGCCGAAGCGATTTGGCTCCATTCACACCATCCCGCTTCATCTTCTCACAGACATAGGGAAGACTCACTTCGCCATGAGACAAAGCAAGCGGATGACCGTTATAACCATGCTCCACCGCGACGATGTACATGATCTGCCAAGGCCCATACGACATCGCCACCAGAGGCCCAAATTCGTCGTACTTCTCCTTCAAAAGCTTGCTCTTTCGGTAGTAAATGCCGCTCAAGCCGTACGCAGGCTCATAGCGAAAATTAAACCTCCCCATCGATGACTCCACCTCAGCAAAACTCAGAAGTAACCTTCTGGCGTCATGCTCAAACGGCAAACTTAGTAGGGCAGCATTCTCATGCACCATGCGAAAGATCTGAGCTTGGGTGTGCATGGGATTTCGTATCTGCTGAATCAGCAGTGCCTCGCTACTCGGCATGAACCATCCTTCGATTCATTTGGTGAAGTTGCCCCTCAATGTTGCTTAAACGAGAGTCGATCAACTCGAGCTTCTGATAGAGCTGCCGATTCGTAAGAGCAGCCGCAGAAATACTTTCCTCCGCAGCCTCAAGCCGAGCCTTATAGCCTTCCAGATACGAACCAAACATAAAGGCTGTACCCAAAACCGACAAAAGCATCAGGATGGTGGTGGTAAACCACTTCAAAGGAACGCGCGTTTTATTAAATGCGCGAGCGAGATCAGACTCTGCTGACATACCCCTCCCCCCACTAATAATTAAGCCGTTCGTCTAAGAACCTGAGGCACAAGACCCAAAAGATTGGCTAGCGCAATACAATCATCCGAATCACTTCGAAGATCGAGCGAGGTCATCTGAAGGGCTTGTAAAATGGGCGCAAGAGGGCCGCCGCTCATGCAAAGATAAACTTCAACCTGGCCGGGCTCTTGCCCCGCCTGGGTTTTGATTTCGACGGTAACGCCGTTTTGAAATGTTTTTGGTTTAATGAGTCTTTCCATTTGTTTCTCCTAAAGTCCTTGGGACTGCATGTAAGATCCGTAGACCTCGTGTATTTTAGAAATTCCAGCACTGTCTAAAGAATAGGCAAAATAAAATCCGTTTATGTATTTAGCCTCAAGATTTTCTTTGGCCACCGTTCCTCCACCCGTGTGAACGGCCCCAACATAAACGGGAATATTTGGTAACCCACTAGCCGTAAAAGACTGAACCGCTGCGGCTGATCCAGCGTCATAAAGAACCACGTTGCTTCCATCAGTCCACGCCGTCTTTAAGCCAGACTTTTCGAACGATGTAGTTGTGGAGACATTATTCTTATCGTATACGGTTGCGCTGGCGTATTGATTCATAATATCCGCACTATAGTAAAGCTGAGCACACGTGGTGTTAGTTGCCCACGCCCCCATAATTCCATAGTCGCCGATCCCCATTCCGAGGCTCTCGCCAATTCCATAGTATCCCATCATGAAATCATTAACTCCACCCGTGGCATCGGTGCTTGGAACAAATCCGGTATCGATATAAACGCCGGTTGGGAATGAAAACCCGTTTGTGGTCCAGGCAGAAATCTCCGCAGAGTAGGTGTCAGTCCACGTATCAAGGGTTTTTACGCATACGCGACACGCATTGAATGAGGTGGCGTTATAAACCCAAAAGCGCTCGATGGTTGACCAGTATCCATTCGCGTCGAGAACGTTAATAATGCTATCATTAAGAGTCCAAACCTCTGTAATCGGCATCAGGTCAGCACCATCGAGCGTAATTACTTCATCTCTCCAAGCATCCACATCGGGATGAAGCGTGTAGCCATATCCAAGAGCTGAAGCTATAGATTCAGATCCGTTGTTCAGGGCAAACACGCGCACGTAATATCCTTTGGCCGGATTCAAACCCGTAATCGTAAAGTTGTAGCTGGAAATAGTTGTGGCGGTTACATATCCAGCAACGCTCCAGCCATAAAACGCATCAGCTGTATACTCGATTCGATAACGCGCAACAGGAGTTCTACCGGTATGAAGCCAATAGACCAGTAGTGAGGTCGTACTAATTCCACCAAGGCCAGTAATAAGTGGAGCCCTTGGGGTTTGCCCAATCATCAGAGCTCGTCTTGTGCCAAATCGTGGTTTCATTAGTCGTGATAAAACTTAAATACAAAAGTTAGATCTGATGTTGAAGTAAACAAACCACCCGTTAACGTCTGCGTGACAACCCACAAATCGTTTGTCGCCATTGTAGAGACCTGAGGACACAGCACATTCAAATTCGTTTTGCTGGCTGCACTGTTGCTAGAACTTGTGAAATAGGTTGTGTCCATGGACGCAATCCCCACAAGTTTTGTGAGCTCAGAGTCTGCAAAGTTAAACGCTCCGTTATCCACACTTGTCATTGTTGGAAGTTCGTTGAAAATCCAAAAATTAAGAATGGGTGTCACATTGATTACTTTGTTCTTCACAAAGATTTCTGTGAGCAGGCTATAACCCCTTTGTCGCCCGTAAAGACTTGTGGCCTGACTGTTGTTTCCATCAAGGGGTCGATGAAGTGTTCGAATAGCGCCAGAGAGCTGTATGATCCCACCAATCTGATCACCAGATGAGTAGGTGGGGGACGATGAAATGGTGGGGGTGACTTCAAACACCCCATCAATACCTATGACCGCTGCTACATGACTCATTTAATCCCCCTTATGCTGTGACGTACAAGCAGATCCATCGTGAGGACCCTGTGTCGTAAACAAATTCAGCCACACCGTTTGTGGTGGTTGCGATATCAGCAGCCGTCATTGTGGTGATTCGGTTAGCTGCCGTCGCACCAGCGTTTTCATTTTGAACCGTCATGTTAGCCCCAGTGAGGTTCACAACAATGAGGCGCTGGCCGTCAATGCCAGCCGTGATTCCCTGGAGTGCCGTTGCGGTGGAACCTGTCAGCTTCACGAAGTTTCGAGAAGAGCTGAGAGCCGTGATTGTTGCCGCTGAAGCCACATCTTCACGAGCGTGTCCAATAGCTCCGGTCATGAATGACTTGAACGCAGAAGTGGAATGTAAAAAGAACGATCCAACAAAAGATGCGTTGTCAGCAATCCCAGCTCTGTTCGTCAAAGTTCCTGAAACCGAGGGCGTTCCCACGTAGTAGTTAATTCCACGAGTCACCGTGGAAGATGCCCCAACAACAAGGTCGGCCTGCACACCAGCCATGTAAGCAAGGGTGTAAGACGAGCTGTTTGATCGAGCAGTGAAATAACCCGAGCGAACCGTCGACGTTCCACTTGCGTTACCACGAATATCAACCTCTAAACCGTTTTGAGTAGTTCCTGAGAGAATCGACTGGGCAGATCCACCAAGAACTTCAACTACACTGTTGTAAGAGGTAATTGTTCCGTCGGTGATTCCCACACCCAATCTTTGAGCATAGGCCTCAACAAAATACGGATTCGCCGCCTCATTCGGAGGATAAGAATAAAATGCCACCTTAGACTCCCTTCACTGTGATATAGGCGTTAAGAACTCCCGTTCCCGAGGAGTTCGTGTAGGTCACGCGAAGCTTCGAGAAGCCCATATCGCTTAGGTTAATCAGATGGTTTCCAGCCGCACCCGCAGCCGCCGCAGGAACCACAATGGTTTGAAACGTGACGCCCGCACCAGGAGCCGCACCCGCTTGAGCCACATTCACGCAAGCCTGCACAGCAAAGGTTCCCGTCGGGGTTCCCGTCCACACAAGCTCAATGGCCGCGCACTCAGCCGCTGAGATATCAATCTCAGTGGAGGTCAGCACGTTGGTTGATGTCATAGCGCCATCACTGATGATGCGCGCTGACCTTAAATATGATTTTACTCCAGACATTAAATGGTTCCCCCGGATTCTATTCTTTGCGTTTCGGTTAACTTTGTCAGAGGCATTTTTTTAGACACTGACGAATTATTTGGCTGGCTCTGCCCCTCGGGATTCATCCCGTTTTGAAGCATCGCCAACACTTGTGGTTTGTGAAGCTGAGTCATCGGCTCTTGAAACAAAATGCTCAGCGAATTTTTTTGCTTGTAACTCATCGGCTTTTTAGAAGTGGCCGCTTTCTCTCTCAGACCCACAGAGAGCTTGTCGTAAATACCAGGATAAAGAATCTTTAAGGTCTCTACCTGCTCACGAGTTACAATCCCTGCTTTCAAATCACTCAAGACTTGAAGAGGATTCTCTACGGCTTCGACATAGCGCTCAAACTTTGCAAGCTCCGCATCCGATGGTTGCCAGTCCGTCTTGTGTGGCTGAAGAGGATTCATGATCGGATTCTTAGGAGCTTTGCTCATCAAGAACTCAGCCGCCTGAATCGCTTTGGCCGAGAGCTCTTGAGCTACCGTGGGAGCGACCATGTTGATGGCGTAGGTGTTCTTCGCCACCCGATCATTCAGAGCATTCAAATCCGAAGCCGCCCCAATGATCTCAGAAAGCCTTTCATTGAAAGCCTCCACACGATCATCAAAGGATTTGGCATAAGGTTTAGAAAACGACGTCGACTTCATGAGATCAAAGCTTGTGGGCTTCTGCTCTATGGCATCAGGACTAAAGAACCCGTTAATCGCTCCGTTAATCTGCCGATCCACCTTCTGAGTCTGTCGCTCAAGGGTCATCAGGGCTGCAATCTTCCCTGAGATATAAGGCATCGTGCTCTCTGGAATAAACCGAGAAGTATCAGCGCCAAACTTAGCTAGAGAGTCGGCCATCTTGCCGGCCTTATCCTGAGCTCGAGACATCGCATTGATAAACTTGGGCAGGTTCTTTGAGTTCTGAAGTGTCGCACCCAGAGCAAAGCCTGCCGCCGCCCCTACAGGACCAGCAAATGACCCAAGAATTCCAAGACCACCAGGAGCCACACCACTTGCTCCCGTTCTTAAGCGAGACAAGGGAGCGGACTTATGCATTTCGTAAAACGCTTTTGAAACCTCTCGTGCTTCAGAGAGATCAATCCCTAAATAATCCCCAAGCTTTTTAAGGGAATCGTAGTCTTTCTCTCCACGTCTGGTGCTCGTTAATAAAAGATCCTTCAGTTTCGTAGGATCAATCTCATCAGCATCAAGACCATAGCGCTTCAAGCTGTTAAGCGTTCTTAAGAAATCAACCTGCTCTTTAGAGGTTTTAGAAATTCCCTTAGCACCCAGGCTCTCAAGCTCTGAGACAATCGAGTCGTGCGCTTTAGAAAGACCAGGATAGATTTTAGACTCAGGTCCGATCTTCGCAATCTTCTCAACAAGTTGAGATCGAATCTCTTCAAGCTGTGTGGCATTAAGTCTCAGATTCTTTGTAGGGATATCCTTGGCGTAAAGAAGTGGCGATATTGTCTTTCTAACTCCAGCCAAGTTAGTTCCATAAAGAGCATCAATTTCGCCAATAGCCTTTTGAAACTGCCCAGCCTGCTTGTCTCTGAGAGAGAGAAGTGAGGAGAACTTCTGTTTCAATACATCGGGATCAGAAGTCTTTTGTGTTAATCCAAACCTCTTCAACTGCTGGCTAGCCTTAATGGACTTCGCAAGCTCAGCGTTAATCGCCCCAATCTCAGGAGAAAGCTTGTCTAAGTCTTTTCGAGCAAGAGCAGCCAAATCCTTATAGGCCAGCTCAAGTGGACTGGTTTTTCCAATCTCGTAAACATATTCAGCAGCGTCTTGGAACTGTCGTTTAAACGGAACCAACTGAGATCCCTTGAGATAAAGATCTTTGGCCGCAAACTTCGCTCCCTCAGGGAGGCCCATGTTTTGTTTTGCGACGGCCGTCATATCAGCAATCAAAGACTGAATTTCTGCCTGTAGTTGCTTAGCAGGCCCGGTCACCGCAACTGCAGCTCCACCGCGCTCTTTGGCCTTTTCTTTTAGTAAATCAAGATAGGGCTTAAGAGGAACCGCTTGCTCGTCGCCTTTTAGCTTTTCAGTGGCGGCTCTGAGCGCGTCCCACTTCGGAGTTAAAAACTCTTCTCTTTTTAAAAGAAAGTTTTCAAACGCAGCATCAGTAGTTTCCTTAATGAGCGCTTCAGCTTCCGGTCCCTTTGGAATTCCTAGGTTGTTCATACCAACCGACTTGACCGTCGTGATGATATCATCAACCTCTCCAAGAGATCCCGCAGCCTCAGGGCTAATGCGAATGTCGTTAGGGCTAATGCTTTTCTTCGTAGACTCTAGCGTATCAATGAGAGCTTCCGCAGAGGCCGACTTGTTCGCTATCGGCGCAACGGCTTCGTCTGACTGCCTAAAAAGACCAGACATCAAGTTCTGTCGAGCTGCAGAGATCTGACCAGAAAGTTCCTTAGCATTAAGAAGAACGGCTTCGTCGGGAGAATCGGCAAGGTCCGCAAGCTTTTGAACCTTGTCGGCCTTGTTGTTGATGGTTCTGATTGTTTCCTCATCAAGACCGATCAGTCTTTCTGTCCAGTTCTTAGCAATGGGCTTAAGCGTATCAACCGTGCCCTTAACAACTGCGCCTGCGATTTTACTTCCCGCACCAAAGGCCCCACCTAAAAGAGATGATACTCCAAGTGTCGCAACCGCATTCTCAGCAACTTGTCTTGGATCTCCAAGAGCGGCCTCAGAAATGACCTGACCGGCTCCGTAAGCTAAGCCTTCAACAGCAGATCCCGCTCCCTTAGCAGCAGCAGATTCGAGAACCTTTCGTGCTGTGGACTTAGCGGCTGATTGTACAAACTGCTTAGCGAGAGCGCCCTCAACGGCTGCACCCGCACGAGCAATCGCCGAGGCTGGGGCCGCAGCGCCACGAGCAGCTGCACCTACAAGGCCCGCTCCACCAGTGAGTAGAGACGGAGCAATAATCCCACCGATCTCACCCACAAGGCTTGCGGTCGGATTGTATTCTTTTATAGCGGCAATTTCGTCTTTGTACCCAAGCGCAGCTCCAAGAACGTCTGTGGCCCCCAAGGTTGGCCCTCTCAACGCACCAAGAACAGCAGCCGATACGGGAGCATCTCCAAAGCGCTCTTTAAGCCCCTCGGCAAGAAAAGCCTTAGGATCATAGGTTAGATCCTTCGGTTGCTGAGACTCGGCTAGAAATGCTTTGGGATCAAAGACGTCGCTCATTTTTTGCCCAACCGCCTTTTTGCTTCATGATAAACTTGAAGAGCTTCTTGATCTCTTGGGTTTTTTAATAGCCGTGCTCTCGACCACTCAATCCACTGCTCAGGACTCGGGCCGCTTTGTTGTGGTGCTTGCCCCTGTTGCTGCTGTTGATTGGATGGATTAATAAATCCTCGAGACTTATAAAACGCGTCTCTTTTATTTTTTATGATCTGCTCTGCCTGATTAAGCTTGCTCATGACAAACCCTGGGCCCATAGGATTCATCGGAATAATTGTTGTTAAAAGGTCTAGATCGGGACCGGCGAGAACACCCAACTTGGCCATAGAGTCGCTTTTTAAATTGAATATAAGATTTGTGGCGATAGCCTTAGCCCGTCCTACCTCATCAGGATTTAGAGCGTTTTTTCCCCAGGCCTCTCTCATTCTTTTTAGTTCTGCAAGATCTCCGAGCATTTCAGTTGTAATCTGATTTAGGGCCATCCCATCCTCGGCAACCTTCTTAGAGGGCGCATACCCATATCCTGGAATAAAGTTTTCTGGTGTTTGACCAGAAGCCTCTCGTTCAAGCTTCATGGTATCAGCACGAGACTTAGACAAACTCATTTGCGTTGCGATTTTGTTCTCTTGAATTTTAGCAAGCTGCTGCTGAAACGCAGGAAGAGCCATGAGCTCTTTGTTTTTGCTCGCAATGCTCATCAGCTGATTTTCAACCTTATCGTAGGCCATCGACCGTAGAGCTGCCGCCATATCAGTACGGTCTCTATAAATCGACTTAAGCTCTCCGATGTGCTCTCTCTGATTAGAAAACGCCTTGTTGTTCTGATCGATATTCGCCATTTGAGCCTTGATATCGTCATCAATGGCCTTATCGATAATCTGCATAGCGTAGTTAGGACCCTTAGAAAAAGATGATCCAAAAGCACCAAGCGCCATCGCAAGTCCGGCACCAACTTTTTGCTCCGTAGACGCCTTATCCCAAAAAGGAGTGACTTTGCCATCAGCAGCTTTTTTACCGAGCTCATCAAGCTTGGACATCTCGGAGGCAATGCGAGCATCTTTCTCTTCGTTTATTTTTTGCATTTGCGCCGCATACGCGTCTGAGGCGTCAATGCGACCCTGCAAAGCAGCCTGCTCTTGTAGGGCAATCTTACGAGAAGTGTTGTAAGTGTTCTTTGCGGCATCTGCTTCAAATTTAGCTGCATTAAGAAGTCCAGCCTCTATTGAACCGTAAGGGTCTGATTCTGAAGCGCTACCAACATATGATGACTCTGACGGCATCGGTGACGGTTGTGAATTCTGTGACATGTCTGGAGCCGCAGGTGCGGTAGGCTCCGTTGGCATGACCGCGTTCTCACCAAGGCCCGCAGGCATTTGCCAATTAGTGGTAATGGGCTTTTGACCCCCACCAATACGAATGTTTACCCCTGGGACAGGCTTGTTCCAATACTCATTAAAGCCCGCAACCTCCGCAGGATCTCTTAAGTCTTCAGGAGTATTGAGAAGCTTTTGTCTCCAAGCGCTAAGCTCGGGAGCGCTAAGGCTTCCACGATTTGACCAAGAAGACGCCCCAGCAGATGGATTAGTTCCCCAGCTTTTTTGATCTAAATAATTCAAGAGATCTTTAGGAGGTACGCTCATTATTTAACCTCCATCTTGTTCAATCGATCATTGAGGTAGGCAAGGGAGGCCAGCATCGCTGACATCGTCTTTTTGCCATTGAGGGCTTTGTATCCGCCCTTCTTCTCAACAAGGTATTTGCCCATCTTGGACTTCTCAGCGTCCTGAGCCATCACACCCATCATGGGTTCATCGGAGCCTTTGTATTTGAAGGTCTTAGCGGTCAGCTCATCGAGGAATCGCTTAGCCTCACCCGCAGCACCCTTGATGTCTTTTTTAGAGTTTTCGTCAGATTTAATTCCAGCGGCTCCAATGGCTCCACCTGCATCAAAGAATCCACCGATAAGCTTGTTCTTCATTTCAGAGCGACGATTTGCAGCACTCTCTCTGGCGGTGGCGTCTAATCCTAAGAGCTGAGCAATGTCTCTACCCCTAGCCTCTTGAAGCGACTGACGAGCCTGCTGCTGAGCAAGAGCCTGCTTAAATCCAAGCTCTTGTGAGGCGAGGTCTTGTTGGCCCATTTGACCGTAGAGCTGCCCAAGTTGTTGCTCTGCTTGAGCCTGTTCTTGGGCTCTTAATAGAGCTGATTGTCCGGCTATATCTTGGCCCTGTTGAGCGTACTGTTGTTGAAGACCTCTAATACCAAGAGAGGCGTTTCGACCGCGCAATCCCGAAAGAGCTGCAGCCATCCCCCGTTGATTCTGATTAGCAGCCTGAGCCAGTTGAGCTTCGGCAAGAGAGGGAACTTCGCCAGCCGCTCGTCGTCTCAGCGTTTCTCCAAAAGAAGCCATCTGAGCGCGAGATTGATTGTAATTATCTCCTCCCACGGGAGCAAACTCATAGGCAGCGGGGTCGTACTGATACAGCTCGCTTTTAGCTTTTTCTAAATCAAACGTGTTACCTGGCGTTGAAAAAGCGCCCTTCACACCACGAGCTACTGGGCGATAAACCTGTTTTCCCCCGAGCTGCCACGGAATCCCCACAGTCGTATTTCCAACCGTCTTTGCAATATTTTTTGGGCTATACCATGCCATAAATTACCCCACCGTCTTGTCTGCGTTTAGTTTGTAAACGCCTTGTTTCAATCCTACTTCAAGCATCAGATGAGAAATGTTCATCGATGCCCCACTGTCTCCGACCACAACGTCCTCAAGCTTAAACTTCACCGACTCGCACTTCTGGCGAGGCATGTGAAACCTCACTTGATAGGTCGTTTCATCGTCATTGGTTCCAAAGAATTCATCCGATCCAAAGAGAGCTTCAGATCCGTAAAGAGTCACATCAAAGAGGTCGTCAGCCGACCACATGATTTGATCCGTGTAATATTCCTGATAGTCGTAGGCGATTGAGATCTTGAGCTTGTGGTCGCTCTTGAACTCGCCAACGACGATTCCTTTTCGGACTCGCTGAAAGCCCTGAAGGCTATTGAGCTTGATCCAACCCGTTTCAATTGTAAGACCAACATTCACATTGTCGTCTTTGAATGATGTGGGATCTTCTTTATAAAGAGCAGTACTTCCAGAGCGTGTGTAGGTGTATTGGTTCTTGTAAATCACTGCGTCGTTTGCAGAATGATTAGCAAAGATCTTCCACTGCTTCTGGAAGTAATCGTAAACCAGGCAATCGCCTGAACCCAAAGTGAATCGCACCTGGTTGGTATCGGAGACCAAAGCAGCGGATGTGACCTCTTCCGAGTTAAACGCCTCAACGTCTCGTCCTACGTAGTCCGTATTAAGATCTCGAGAGAGGAGATAAAAACCCTTAGCGGATTTGAAATAAATACCCTCAGAGGTGTTCGTAATGCTCGAAGGCTCAGTACATCCTACATCCGAGGTAATCAACTCGGGCTCTGTAAACGTATCTTGTTGACCCAAGTTATTGGGACCATCGCCACTAAAGGCGAAGATCTTACTGTCTTTAAAGGCCACAACCTTATCGTCCATGACCGATAGGGCGCTGATCTCTTTACCACTGAGATCAAAGGCCTTCACAAATCCTGGGTTAAAGCCGGGCTGTTCTGTGTTGTCCGTGGATTCTTTAGAATACCAAATCTCTTGGGGGTATTCTGAAGGAACCAAGAAACAACGAGTCTTATTCACCGCAATCAACTTAGGACTGGGAGGTGCGATGTTCTCAAGCTCTCCACCGGTGGTATACAAAACCTCATTGGTGTTGATCGCTGAATCAACCGCCGTATCAAGATAGGTCAGCTGAAGGTTGGTGTTGGTGATAAACGTCGGAGCGGTAATCGAAGTCAGTCGATAGTAAATGCTCGCATTGGCTTCCGTACGATAGATCTGAGCAATCACATTGGTCTTAATGGTCATTCTGAGTGGCAGAGTCTCAACCACCAAGTACACAGCCTTAGGTCCACCCGTCACAACCACACTGGAGCTAAACTGAGGAGCGCTCTGAGTTCTAATCCCTGCAGAGTCCGTCCACTCATACACAACCGCATAGCTATAAGTGCCGTTGGCTAGGCCTGTTGAGCTAGACGTTCGAATGCCTGCTTTAAAGTACTCAGGCCATTTATTGAATCCGTACTCAACCAATCGTGAGCCATCGTAGGACTGAAGCACTCCGGACTGCAGAACCATGTTGTTGATGAACTCTTCAGAGAAGTATTGGTTGCGGCTTCCAAAGGTTAGCGTGCTTAAGTTCATGCCCTGCTGCCAAAGACGTGTGGTGCCTGAGAGATTAATCAGACGACCACGCACACCTAAGGGACATCCCCATGAATCCCCATCGTAGTTTACGAACTTAGGAATTGAGGAAAATTGCTTAACATCCTGAGCCTCAGAGGGGCGCATCTTTGCCTGCATCTCACCGGTAAAAGCAGAGAACACGTAGTAGGTCGGCTGCTCGGTAGAGAGATACTCGGTCGCAAAGAAGACTTCTCCGTTATGAGTGAAGGCCTTCGAGACGAGATGTTGGTTCAAAAGAGTGAATCGAGAACTCGGCGTTCCACCAATGGTTCCCACAGCAATGTAGGTCGTCCATGACCAGTAGTAAGGAGCCGTCGCGCCGTTATACGAATCATTGGGTGTAATGATGTTATTCGCCCCACCCGTTGTGGTGATGTTGACGATGTCTTCCCCAGCAATCGCTCCGTAAAGAGTCGTACACGGTCGAATCGTGTTCGCATCGACAACGTTCGCATAGTAGTCAGTGCCCGCAACTAATGGAGCAGGCAAACCACCACCACCATCAGTGAATCGGATAATCATTCCAGACTGCAGATTGTGATCTGTGACTGTGATGGACTCCGTACCCGTGTTTACATCAGCGGTAGAGAATGTGCGCTGAACAAGACCGGCGTCCTCATAAATGAAATAGCAGATTGTGGGATCCTGAGGCGTGATCTGCATCGTGATCGCTTTAATGAGCCTGCTCTCAGATCCTGTGAGGGAAGTGGGTGCCAAAACGGCTGAGAGCACCACAGAGCGAACAAACCAACGAATGATGTTGTTCGTTTGATTGTGATAGCCCACCCAAAGGTTAAGCGAAGCGTCGGTGATAACCGAAATGCAGTTATCAGCATTCTCTGTGACGCTTGCGGCATCTTGAGCCACCGTAGGAACAGCAATGTTTCCCGTGAAAATCCCAAAGGTCACCCCACCGCCCGCTCGATTATAAGCAAAGGCGCATCGGGTCTCATCCATCTTGTGAATGTCGTAATGCTGATTCGCCAAGGTGGAGTTGATGTTGGAGCTTGGGAAGTTGGCCTCAACGGCGAGAGTTCTCCAGTCAGAGAGAGCTATTCGTCGATAGCGAATGTTCGTAGAGCCCGAAACCGCATAGAAGATGTAGGCATATTGATCGAGAATCACGACCTTAGGAGAGTGAACTCCCGAGGTAGTTGAGACGGTCGCCTTGTTAACAATCATGGTGTTATCCACCATATCAACCACCGAATACTTAATCGCCGTCGTCCCGGCGTTACTATCCACCCAGGCATAGACCGCAATATTGGCGTTACAATCCCAATCAGCGTCGTACTGATTATTCGTATCCTCAGCGACCTGCTTTGATCCTACGAGGACCTGAGGAGTTTTCCCCACCCCATTAAATAAATTAGCACTCGGTGAATAGCTCGCTCCGTAACCATTACCCAAAACAAGAAGCTGATCTTTATAAACCGCAAGAGCTTCGGTTTCGGTAAGAGTGACGTTGTTACCCGAGTCAGTAAACGAGATGCCACCTGAGGTCAGGTTCTCATAGCCAAACCGCTTGGCCACAGTCCCGGTCTTTGTAAGAACACCGTTCTCCAAGTTAGTAAGCTTGTTCTCTTGAACATACTTGGCGTCTGTCTTGGTATCGACACCGCCTGCGAAAACAACCTGAAGATATTGAGTCTCTAACGCCATAATTAAAGCTCGTATGCAACTAACTGACAGTTCAAAACAGCGGATGACGTTCCCGTAGTCCCAGAGGTTGATACCGTGGCTAGCTCGGCAGTGTATGTATAGGTCCCTGCAGCAACTGCATCGACATAAACACACGATTGAGAACTGAATATGGCGCCAGAAACAACGCCGCTCGACATATCAACACCAACGCCCAGATCAAAGTTGGCGAGTGTTGTACCTCCACGCTTAAGAAGCGTTCTCATATAGGGCTGAACTCGTGTTCCACCCGAAGAGTTAGCCGAGACGTTTTGACCGCTTCCCGTATTCGCACCGGGCTGAAGCACCAACAAGACGGGTCGTCCTGACGTTATGATCGTCACGCTTTGGTTTGTGATGGCCCCGGTACCAACAAACGAACCCGAGTTGGCAGCAATCGCAATCCCACCAGCACCAACCGAAGTTCCCGTTGATCGCGTCCTAGAAACAGCAATCGCATTCGCACCCGTTGAGGTCATGCCTTGCCCAATAGCATCATTGGTCGTCGTGGCAATCACCCCACCAGAGGTCATGGTCAGTGGAACCGTGCTCGCGGGAGCCGCATCAGGAAAGGTGATCGTATAGCTCGTCACTGAGTTGCTGACCTTCAGAGTTAGGAACGTCGAGGGTGATGACGTAAACGGATAGAGCGAAATCTCACTAAACTCCATCTTGGCGTATTCGGTCGCTGTGGCCTTCCAGGTGAACGCGTTCGTCGCAAACTGGGCCGATGCCGGTGAAGATAACCCACCGATAGATCCTGAGGTTCCGGCAATGGAGCCCGCATTCGTAATCTGAACGGCCGTTCCTGAGCTATTCACATAGTAGAGGTCACCATTGAGCACATGCACGTTAGGTCGATCACCCGCACCTGTTGGTGAAGATGATTGAGACGTAAACTGAGTGCAAAGCAGGTTGTAGGCCTTCTGGTTTCCAAAGCTTAAAGCCGCATTGATGTTAATCCCCGCAGCAACGACCTGTGAGCCTTTGCCCGAGGAGTGATCATGCACATCGATAATGTTAAAGTTATCAACAATATCTTGAGCAGCCACCGCCCCTGTTGTGACACCGACTTGTGGTAATGTGAGTCCCATTGCTGCTGTAGCCATAAATCTCCTAAAACACGTAAATCTTTGCGTTCATCTTTCCGTCAGCTTCTACTTTTAAAAACTTCGTTCTATCCGGTGACGGCATCTCAACAATCTTCGTGCCGCGAGTAACGGAATCATCCACCTGATAAGAGGTCACAAACGTAATCAGTCGTCCCGCTCCAATAGCCCAGGCCGTTCCAGCGGCATCCGTGGTGCAGTAGAAAAGATTGTCCGAGTATTGAATGCCGTACGTTCCCGCAAGTGTGGCTGCTCCGTTCGATGTCAGCGCATAGCCGTAAGGCGGCGTTAAGACCGACGTCGACTTCATTTGAATAGGCGCAGCGATGGTGACATACGGGGAGGTCGCCGTTGAGATCGTAAAGCCAATGCGAACCTCAATGTGGCAAACGTTCCCCTCAACCTTGTAGTAGCACCAATCATTAGAGGTCAGCGTAATGCCACCGCCACCAGTCACAGCAATCGTAGGGGTGAAGTTTGTCCATCCCAAAGGAGCTGTCTGCGCTGTTCCAGTCGATACGAGGTAAAAGCCTCGATACTCACGAGCAAGCTTATGCTCTACCAAGTTAGAACCAGGATTAATCGAAATACCCTCAAGCAAGACCCCATCTAGTGTGGGATTCGTCACAAAGGGCTGAAGCACATCGCGAACGTTGTCCTGAACCGACTGGAGGTTAGGATCTTCAAGGCCAACAATTTTTTTGAAATCATTCGCCATTAGTAATACCTAAACTCTGTCCCCTGCTCGAATTCGATGCGCCTGGTATCTGTGATGCGTGGTGAGAATGAGGCGTCTCGGTTTCCGGCAGCCTCTTCGATGCGCTTAATCAAGTAAGCCTTTCGATTCATCAGAGCCGTTGTCGACGACTCTTCCTTCTCAAGGCACTTAATCGCCGCATCAACGATCGGATACTCTTCCCAACCGCTGTAGCCATTAAACACATCGCCATCAGCGACAAGATAGATCGGCAAGGGCGCATACCACACCTTCACCGTGTCACTCGAATCAGGGATCGGCATAAAGCGAATCGTATTGCCCTGAACGTGATAGCGCAGATAAGCCACACCGAAGTTGCCGCGAT